TTGTGGTCGCAGTTCTGGAATTTAAAGGAATTGGAATCATTGAAAGCAGAACTGCCTTCATCTAAATGGATGGCTCAATATCAACAAGACCCAACTGCTGAAGAGGGTGCGCTTGTTAAACGGGAATGGTGGAAAGAATGGGAATACCAAGAACCTCCTCACTGTGAATTTATAATTCAATCTTGGGATACTGCATTTTTAAAATCAGAAAGAGCAGACTATTCTGCTTGTACCACTTGGGGAGTGTTCTATCGAGAGAGCGAAGAAGATGGTAAATACGCTCCCCAAATCATTTTATTAGATGCTCACAAAGAGCGTTTAGAGTTTCCAGAGCTAAAGAAAGTAGCTATGGAGAAGTATTCATTTTATAAACCTGATGCATTTATTGTAGAAGCAAAAGCTGCTGGTATGCCATTGATCTTTGAATTAAGACAAATGGGAATACCTGTGCAAGAATATACACCGAGTCGTGGTAACGATAAGATATCAAGAGTTAATGCGGTGTCTGATTTATTTGCATCTGGCGTAGTATGGCATCCTCAAACCCGATGGGCTGAGGAAGTGATAGAAGAATTTGCTGCTTTTCCTAATGCGGAACATGACGATTTAGTTGATAGCAGTACACAAGCACTGTTAAGATTCAGACAGGGCGGTTTTGTTCCTTTGCTTTCAGATGAAGATGAAGAAGAATTAGAACCCAATCGTGTTGCAGATTATTACTAGGAGTTTATATTGGCAATAGAAAGACAACCAGCTACACCTATTGAAGGGCTGATCGAACAAGAGCCAGAAGAAATTAATATCGCTATAGAGAATCCTGATGCAGTTTCTATTGAAACTGAAGATGGTGGAATGATAATTGATTTTGATCCACAAGAAGAAAACCTTTCTTCTGAGTTTGGAGACAATCTTGTTGATCTAATGGATGAAAGAGATTTGGAGCGAATAGGCTTAGAATTGGTTTCAGCTTTCAATATGGATAAAGATTCTCGTAAAGATTGGGAAGATACCTATACCAAAGGTTTAGATCAGTTGGGTTTAAAGATAGAAGAACGTACTCAGCCGTGGTCAGGGGCTTGTGGTGTATTTCACCCAATGCTTAGTGAAGCTGTTATACGTTTTCAATCTCAAGCGATATCCGAAATATTTCCTGCATCTGGTCCAGTCAAAACAAAAATTGTTGGAAAGATAACAGAAGATAAAACAAAACAAGCTCAACGAGTACAGGACTATATGAATTACTTACTGACATATGAGATGTCAGAGTATCGAACTGAAACAGAAAAGCTATTGTTTTCTTTGCCATTGGCAGGTTCAGCATTTAGAAAAGTTTACTATGATCCAAACTTGGGAAGACCGAGTGGGATATTTGTTCCATCAGAAGATGTGGTTGTTAATTATGGTGCAAGTGATTTAGATACTTGTGAAAGAGCAACCCATGTAATGAAGAAATCTTTCAATGATATTAGAAAGATGCAGGTTAATGGTTTCTATAGAGATATCGAAATACCTGATGCAACAGGTAATTACAGCGATATCATGCAAAAATACAATGAGTTGACTGGTGAGAACCAAGAAGACTCTTACGATCAAAGGCATACTCTTTTAGAAATGCAAGTAAACTTAGACCTTCCGGGATTTGAAGATACTTATGAAGGAGAGAATACTGGAATACGATTACCATATGTAGTAACACTTGATTATGGTAGTTCAACTATTTTAAGTATTCGTAGAAATTATTATGAAGATGATCCGCAAAAACAAAGAAGAAGCCACTTTGTTCATTATCAATATCTTCCGGGAATTGGATTTTATGGCTTTGGATTAATTCATATGATTGGTGGTCTTGCTAAATCAGCTACCAGTTTACTAAGACAATTGGTTGATGCAGGTACTCTATCTAATCTTCCGGGTGGTTTGAAAGCCAGAGGGCTAAGAATTAAAGGGGATGATACTCCTATTATGCCGGGTGAGTTTAGAGATGTAGATATTCCGGGTGGTGCGATTAGAGACAATATAACATTCCTTCCGTATAAAGAACCATCACCAACACTATATCAATTGTTGCAAAACATTGTTGAAGAGGGAAGAAGGTTTGCAAGTATATCAGATATAAAAGTATCGGATATGAACTCACAAGCCCCTGTGGGTACTACTCTTGCATTGCTTGAAAGGAATATGAAAGTAATGAGTGCAGTACAGTCTAGGCTTCATGCAGCAATGAAAAAAGAATTTGATATTCTTGTTGGTGTTATAAAAGATTTTGGAGAGCCTTCCTATCCATATGAAACAGAAGAAGGCGAAGATATAAAAGCATCAGACTTTGATAAGAGGGTTGATGTAATTCCAGTATCCGATCCAAATGCTGCAACAATGGCTCAAAGAATTATGCAATACCAAGCTGCATTTCAATTGGCAACAACTGCCCCTGAGATGTATGATCTAAAAGAACTTCATAGACAGATGCTAGAAGTTCTAGGTATTTCTGATGTTGATGAAATTGTTCCAGACGAAGATGATATTAAACCTGTTGATCCGGTATCAGCAGTTCAGAATTTAATTAACAATGTTCCTGTCAAAGCATTTGAGTTTCAAGATCACGATGCGCACATTCAAACTGTTGCTGCTGCACAAGATAATCCAGAAGTTCAAATGTTGCTTGAGAAGTCTCCAAATGCACCAGCTATAGTAGCTTCTGCCTCTTCATACATTAACGATCATTTGACTATGAAATTTAGAGAGCAAGTTTCTCAGGAAATGGGAATTGAGTTACCACCAATCGGTGAGCCATTGCCATCTGATGTAGAGAAAAGAATTTCTGAATTGGTTGCTGAAGCTGCTTCTAGGGTTACGCAGAAAGCAATACAAGAACAGCAACAACAACAAATTATGGAGCAACAGCAAGACCCAATTATACAAGCTAGGTTACAAGAACTTGCAATTAAACAAGCTGAAGTTCAAAGAAAAGCGATTGGCGATCAAGCTCGATTACAACTTGCTGCACAAAAACAAATATCACAACAACAACTTGAAAAAGAAAAACTTTCTACTGAAAGAGAGATTGCAGGAATACAGGTTGGACAAAAAATTGCTAGTGATTTGCTAGAACAAGAAAAAGCCAGTAATAAACAAGCTAGAGAAGATTATCAAAAAGGTCTTGACATTGGTTTAGAAATAGCAAAAGATAGCACTAAGAATGATTAATGATGTCAAAGAGCTATCTCTTTCTGAATTTTTACAAAAAAGAATAAGAGAAAATATGCATGAACACGCAGATTTTATTTCAACAGGTTCTTGTAAAGATTTTGAAGAGTATAAAAAGATAACAGGAATCATCGAGGGATTAGCCCTCGCAGAACGTGAACTTCTTGATTGGATAGAAAGGCACATTAAAGAAGAATAGGAAACTCGACTCCTAAAGTCGTGCAAATTATGACAGAAGAAAAATCTGAAAATAAACAACCAAAAGAGGTCAAAGACCCAAAGGTTAGCGAAGAAACTAAAAGTCAACTTCCTGATCCTGCCGGATGGAAAATTTTAGTTGCAATGCCACAAGCTGAAGAAAAAACAGAAGGTGGTATTCTTAAAGCTAAACAAACAATCAAAGACGAAGAAGTTACAAACATATGTGGATATGTCTTAAAGATGGGTCCAGATTGTTATGCTGACTTAAATCGTTTTCCTACAGGTGCATGGTGCGATATAGGTGATTGGGTTGTATTTAGAGCTTATTCTGGCACTCGTATGAAAATGTATGGACAAGAGTTTCGTTTAATCAACGATGATACTGTTGAGGCAGTAGTTGAAGACCCAACTGGAGTAGTAAGAGCATGAGTGAGCAAACTGTAGAAACATCTATTGAGACAGAGTTTCAACCAAATGAAGATGGTGAGTTGAAGCCACAAACAATGGAAGATAAATTTTTTGGCGTAAAAACTGAAATAAAAAAACCAAAGCAAGAAGATGATGTTTCTGTTGAGGTTATTGACGATACGCCAGAAGAAGATCGCAGACCACCAAAAGTTGAGACAAAAGAAGAACCTGTCGATGATGAGACAATTGACAAAGAGATTACTGATTACAGCAAAAGGGCTGGTGATCGTATTAATAAAATTAAATACGAATATCACGAAGAAAGAAGGGCTAAAGAAGCAGCAGAAAGACAAACAGAAGAAGCCGTTAATGCATTACAAAATTTAAGAGCAGAGAATCAAAGGTTAATGCAAATGGTTCAAGAAGGCTCTAAAACTCTTACAGAGAGCCAAAAAAATAATGTTGAATGGGCAAAGCGTGATGCACAAGCAAGATTAAAACAGGCTTATGAAAACGATGACGCAGAAGCAATGGCTCTGGCGCAAGAACAATTATCACAAGCTACTGTTGCTGAGAGAGATGCAACTCAATATGAGGCTCATTTGAATCAACAAATTCAACAACT